TGAAAATAGATAGCCATCTCTTCGCTCATCCAATTCGTGTTTAGGGTGTAGGTCTTTTCGACCACGCTTGAGTAAGTCGTTAACCCTGCTTCCGTGTTCGCGTAGGTCCACTGACTATCCACAACAGAACCTTGAACGTCTTTATTAAACGCTTGTTTAGTTACTGCCCCGTTTTCCGTATATCGAAGTTGGAAAGCAAACGAACCCCACGAACCCATCCTATCCAAGAACGTCAAGTGAAAGTCGTTAATCGCACAGCGTTGGTCTATGGTAAAAGTGTATGTCTGCGAGTCAGGTGGTGCTGAGCCGTCAATGAAATAAAAATCGTAGTATGTAGTGTCGGGTTTAATCAACGGAAGTGAACCGCTTAAAACCGTCAGGTCTAAGTTAGGACCTGCGACTTGTAACTGCGTGGTGATTTCCGTGTTGGTGACGTCATAGTAAAAGCTATCCCCGTTTGAGTTGTTGAAGACCATTCGCCCCGTCACCCCGTTAGTGTAGCCATTGAACCAAATTTCTTGGGTTGGTGTTATGATTAAGCCATCGCGGTAAGGACACGAAGTAAGGAACAAAGCCGAAGTGTCGTCAAGTAAGTAGTCGTTGACATCATAGCCGCTAAACAACGCCCAAGGTAATGCCCCATTAAATACCCACTTGTTCAACTCCTCCTCAATGTCACGTGTCACCGTCTTTCTCTTGTCCGCATATGTCACGCTCCCGTTTGCCGTTGCGTCCGTTACGTTGGTCCACAAAGCCGAGATAGTAAAGTCAGTAGAACCCGTAATTGCAACGACAGTCCAAAGTCCAGTGATTAAGGTATTGGTACCTGCGTCAACAACGACCTGGTCACCTACCGCGAATGTGTGTGCTGCCGTTGGTGTTATCTTCACGTTCCCTGCGTTGTTCACTAAGTTAGCCGTGTAGTTATACGTGACAATGTACTCCTCGCCTACCTTGACATCGTAGTTGTAGCGAGTGTTAGGTGTGTCAGATTCTGAGTAGTTAGTCGGAATAAAATCGACTGAGACCTTTGAACTTAACAACTTGCTCAAGTCAACCTCCCCGTAACCAGTTCCGTAAGTTGGGAGTACCCGGTACTCGGCTATCTTGTTAGCCGTCCCTTGTTCGTAAACGTCAAAGATATATCTAAACCCTTCGTTGTTCTTATTCGTGGAGTTGTAAATAAACTTACAAGGGTTATACGCAGGTGTGAAGTCCTGCGGTTCTGCTATTAGTGTCATTGCCATAACCTACTAAGTATTTATTGTGTTCGGTGGTTAGAACGCCACGTATCTGTCATCCGTATAATACATCTCTTTAATGTACACAGTTGCGTATCTCACGGCATCCATAGCATCGTCATATAGCTTGACGGGCTCTTCCATGATTACGTCTCCGACTTTTTTCCACTTGTAATTTTCGTACTCGCGTTTGATTGCTTCGTCTTCCTGACAAAACACACCAAAGGTTTTAACGTAGTCAATCCCCATCTTCACACTCTTATGTGCGTTGTTGACGTTGTACCCTGCGTTTTGTAGTTCGGCTATTATTTCGGGTCGCGAGTAATCCGCAAGAATGTCGACGTGCTTTTCTATTTCTGCATCCTTGAAGTATTCAATGAGTTCTGAAGTCGTTAAGTAGCTTTCATAAATTACGGGCTCAATCCAAATGTCACCGTCGGACCAATAAACCCGTATTAACGCAGTAGGGTGATTGTAACCAAAGTCAAGACCGTACACGTAAGACTGAAAGCGTTGAGGCTTACGTCCAAGAAACGTCCAGTTGTTGTATATGTTAGACTTGCTTATTGCCTTTTCACCTAACGCGTAGATTTGGTAAAGTGCTTCGTCGGTTCGTTTAAGGTCTTCAATCTGTCGTTTAATACTTTCGGGAAGGAATGGGTTGTCTCGGTACGTTGACTTGATTAACACACTTTCTTCGGGCGGCAACTTGTATAGCCAACTTGACGAGTCCGACGGGTTTAGATATATCTTTGATGTTTACGAAGAGGGCACCGCTAACAAAGTAGCTGAGTACCGGGTACTGCCTACCTTCGGAACGGGTTACGGCGAGGTGGACTTGAGTAAATTGTTAGGTGCTAAAGTTGCGCCCGACTTTCAACCTTTTAACACCTCAGAGATTGACACACCAACTTCAAGATTTAACTACGATGTTAAAGTAGGCGAAGAGTACGTAGTGACGTTTAACTACACGGCAAACCTCACGAACAATTCAGGCAATGTAAAAATTACCCCAACGGTGGCGCACTCGTTTTTAGTAGGTGACCAAGTTGTAATTGACGCAGGGACGAATACTTTGATTAGTGGACTTTGGACGGTAATAGCCGTAACTGGCACAACTGACTTCACGATTAACGCGCCTTGGTCAAACGTAACTGACCCTACCGAAAACGGAACGGTCAAATATGCTGATAACAGAAAGACGATAGTAAGAGACATTGAAGACGCTTTAAACAAATGGGTGTTTAACGGTGCATTGCCTTGGGTAAATTGGAAAGACTACCTTTCGACTGACTACTTATTAGACAACAGCGCAGCTTTATTCCTTACGTCTTGTCCATTTCGTGACGGCTTAACAATTACACCTACTCAAGAACTTTGGTTCAATGGGTTTAACAACGGTGTGACGGGTAGGATGGTATTTAATAATTCAAATGGTGACTCGTTCTATTATGACGTAACGAACACCGAAATAACTACTCAGTTATGCGTGGCAAGTCTTAACCTAAACTTGACGGTTATAAGTGGGACTTTGCCGTTGATTAAGGACGATACCACTTACTACGATTTTTATTTTATTGATGCGTCTGCACCGACTGACTCAAAGACCTACCGCTTTGACATTGATCAACGATGTGCTATTAATCCTTTTCATTTAGTGTTTCTTGACCGCATGGGTTCGTGGGGTTCGTTTGCTTTTCAACTTCGATTTACTGAGAATGGCTCGGTGGTTAAGCAGTCGTTTAACAAAGTTGTTGAAGGTTACGTTTCGGGAACTGAATGGTTCAAGGACGAGAATGGCGACACACAGAGCAAGGTGAGCGAAGCGTTTTCCACAATGCTCTCGTCGGCAGGGCTTGCCCCTGACGACCTCCAGACTGACTACCCCAGCGCACAGTTGACCATTCAGGTTGGCTACTGGCGCAAGGTCAACTCGGTTCACCAGTGGTTTGTGGACAACTGTGGCGACGGCGACGACGACTGCCGTCCGTACTCGGTTGACCGCGCCGACCTCCACCTCCTCCTCCGTGCGGTGGACGAGGTTCTCGAAACGCGCGACCACAACCTCCTACCTCCGCAGTCTGGCTTCTTTTTCGGCTCGACTGAAATCGACGAGTACTACTGGTCGGACTTGGAGGGAACTCGCAAAATGCTCAAGGCACTATTGGATAACCCGAAGTTGAACGACTGGGAGTTCGAGTACCAAGCAAGTTGGTAATAGGCGCGGGTGGCGAGGATTTGACTTCGCCACCCAAACCTGCTATCATAAAAACACACACACACACGACGAAAGGAAACAAAATGAACTACGATTTCTGGAACACACTCACACCTGAACAGCAGAAGTTCTACACGGAACTTTCACAGGGCTACGCTCTCGGTCAGTTGTTCAGCGACCACCAAGCAGGGTGGGACGCTATCCACGAGCGCATTGACGCGGTGCTGGAAAGCAACCCCTATACCTTTGCTTCCGACATTGACGAAGATGAAGAAGGCATTGTCGTCTGGGGCGAGTGGGCGAACAATGGTCTTGCCGACTTCCGCGACGCGATTGAGAGTTTGGCGCGTGACTTCTTGGAAGCACAGGTCGGCGCTATGTGGGCGTACAGCACACAGTCGGACAAGACGACAACAGACTAGCGACACGCGCGGGGGTGGGCTTGACATTCGCAATCGCGTTAGCTATGATAGAACTATCCAAACGACGAAAGGAAACAAATGAACAACATCAACATTACAGTCCCCGAAAGCCACGCGGACATTCTGACTGGGTACTTGGGTCAGTGGTTGTCTACCTCAAAAATTGACGACGACATTCGCGAGGCGTTCGAGAACATCTACAACCAAATCGTGGAAGGACAGTAACAATGAACGAACAAGAACTGCGTGACTTCCTCACGCACCAAGCGGACATCTTTGCTACGGAACAGCAGGACACCGACCTTGAC